CGCTCGAAGTCCAACAAATCCACGCAGCTTTTCTTGGTACATAGTGTTAGAAATGAGAGACTCTGGAAAATTAGCTGTATAAAGTTGTGTTTCTGCGGTATCGGTAGACTTCCAAAGATCAGTTTGAACTATGATCGGACGAGAAAGAAAGTCTTTAATGGTATGAATTCTCTCTTCTCGAGTGGTCATAGCTAAGTAGTCTGTTGAAAGATTAACGATGTCAGGAACAGCAGTAGTCGAGGGAGTAACTCCTTCACTAGAAAAATGTACAATTTCTTTTTGTTCGGAAGTGATCTCCTTATCTTCATTTTCAATTTGTGTTTTATTGTTATTTTGAAAGTTAGCAGGTAGATGTCTTTGACAATATGACTACCTAATCAATATTGTCGCATAGAGGGTACCCTGGATATCGTGGGGCTGCCACTAGGCATCCTGGGCAGTAAAGTTAAATAACTAACCTAGATATTAAAATAGCAGTGCTTTCTTTTTGTTTAACCTCTAAAATTTATATAAGAAAGTAAGATCACATTTTAACCTAAAATTCATAAACATCATCTGCAAGATATTCAATATCATGCAAATATTGTTCATACGTGAGGATTTGTGGTACGGATGGAAGTTTATTTACAATTCGGAAAATACCACTCCGTAATTTATCATATTCCTCACGACCATGATAAACTATTTCTCGAAAAGCAGTTTCAATGTTTGTCATAAGAATAACGTTTGGATCAATTGTATTCCGCGTCCAATTCAACATTTCATAAATGACTTCAATTTTTAATGGAGCAACAGTGCGTTGTAGCTCAGGACTAAAGCGAAAACCACGTTTTAAGAAAAATGTTTCCTCTAAAAGACGTGATTTCACAATATTCCCGGATTTCGCCTCATCTGTATATTCATGTTTCATTTCGGTCATAATCTCGCTTATAGTCTCCTGATTGAAAATATCTATTGCCTCTGCAGATATATTCAATTCATTGTCATCGCCATAAGCTACCATGGATACAAATTTTCTAAACCATTTCATAGACATCCATTTGGGATTCTTTTTCTTCATAATTTTGATCCAAGCTATACGCATGATACTGGAATTATAAAGACAATTGATAATAACGGTGAACGGGTTTCCAGAAGGTTGAGAATGAGTCCACATATATACATTATCTCCAAAAATATGAACAGAATGTACTAGATGTGTCCACAGTCCTAAGCACGTCTTCAGGACGTCTTTTCCTTCAGGAGTAGATAAGTCATTGAATTGTTGTAACCAAGGCACATAAATTTCCCAAAATATTGCCCATAAGATCTGTGCAACTAGTGATCCGTCAAAATTTCCAAAATCACCCGCAATTACGTGTTTACCTTTAGATTTCAGTCGTTTGGCCATTCTTTCCCAGTCCACAGAATATGGGTTTGTTCCTACGGCGATTTCATTGTCAATGCGATTGTGCATTAACCATGCTGCGAAAGGTAGAAAGTACTTCCTGAATGCTACAACAAAGTGTTGTGGACCAGCAGAAAATACCCGCGTTTTCCCAGCATTGACTTTAACATTGTCACGCCGTTCATCTTTGAGAGTGTCAATGAACACAACTTTTGAAATTTTCCCATTCTTACAATCTTCAATAAGTTCTTCAACGTCTCCTCGCAGTTGTTTTGCAGCTGTACTCTCAAAATCATACTTATCATCACTCCCCATCCATTTCGTTTTACCAGGAAAACCTTTGGATTGTAAGTTATATGGAAAACCGGGAGATGTTTTACGTGCGACTCCGTTCATCATTTCATCACTTTCCACACCAGCGACAGCTTCTTCATATGTTAGAATACGCTGGTACTGTTTCTTATCAAGCATTGAATTGTATTGTGTTAAAACAACCTGTGACACATCCTGAACTGCAGAAGCTACTTCTGTATCAGATAAAACAGCTGTTTCAACTCCACATTTCTTCAACCCTTTTAAGAGAGGATCATGCAAGACGCCATTGATAAAAGTTGGTTTCAAAATTGCAGGTTTCATGAAAGGTTCTGAAAGTTCTCCATGAATACTTGATGGTAGAATTGTCGTTTTGACAGCTTGTCCCACTTTCTTATCGGATTTACCAAGAGGACAAAATAATCCTTCTGGTACATCCGAATCACTGTTGGGATTCACTCCCTCAGGTAGTTCATAAAAAAATTGTGCACTGATGTTTTTGAAATCCTTACCAAGCATTTTCTCACACGCTGTATCAATAACTTCTTGGGTAAGAGGACACGCATAACCATATGATTCGTTAGTACCAGCAATATGCATTCCTATCAGTTTTCTTTCCATACGATGATTATACAATCCAATGATAGAACACAATCTCCAACTTGAGTCGGAGCATTGTATTCATAACAATCTCGCTGAGTATACG